CCTGCAATAATGGCTGATCTAGTAACTCTTTTAAGACCGCCTCCAGATGTATCAACTGCTAACAAAACATCATCATCCGCAGCAGTACTTGTTACACCATCAAGGATGTTAAGTTCTGCTGTAGTGCTTGTAACGCCATCAAGAAGATTAAGTTCGGTAGCTGTTGAAGTAACCGCTACATCTTCATTAATTTTAGGAGATGTTAAAGTTTTATTTGTCAACGTGTCTGTAGATACAAGAGATACTAGAGTTGAGTCAGCTCCTGCTGGCAGCATTAAAGTGTTAGTGACACTTGCTGAGTGTGGTTGTGCATAAACTTTTTGACCGTGACTATTACTTTCACAATTAAATACTACTGCACCTGAGTTAGTATTTCCTCTAACTACAACTGTACCTGTTCCATTTGGAGCCAAATCAATAGTAGCATTAGAAGTTGTAATAAGGTCTTGACCGTTCATGTCTAAGTTACCGCCCAACTGAGGACTAGTATCTTCCACTACGTTAGCTAAATCTCCACTTGAACCAGTACCTGCAATAATGGCTGATCTAGTAACTCTTTTAAGACCGCCTCCAGATGTATCAACTGCTAACAAAACATCATCATCCGCAGCAGTACTAATTTCTGTTAAATCTCCTACAGCAACAGGATTAAAATTAGTGCCATCTGCTACTAAAATATGGCCTGCTGTGTTTGTTGCCATTACTAGATCGTCACCACTAATAGTAAGATCGCCTGCTATAGTAAGATTTCTTATGCCGGTATAATCTTTGTTAGCATCTAATATAACCGCTTTAGAAGCTACGGCGGTTCCTATTGCTGTTGAACCAATATCAAGAGCATTAAGCTCTCCTACAACGGCTGTAATACCATCTAAAGAATTTAGCTCCGCTGCTGTGCTTGTAACACCATCTAAGATGTTAAGTTCTGCTGTAGTACTAGTTACACCGTCTAAAAGATTAAGTTCTGTTGCAGTACTAGTTACACCGTCTAGGATATTAAGTTCTGCTGCGGTGCTTGTTACACCATCAAGAATGTTAAGTTCCGCTGCGGTGCTTGTTACACCATCAAGAATGTTAAGTTCAGCAGCGGTAGAAGTAATAGCTGTACCTGCTAAATCTAAAACATCTGCAAACACTGTACCGTCAACATATACATTACGCCATTGTTGGCTTGCAGAACCTAAGTCAAAAGTATCGTCTGTATTGGGTATAACAGAACTATTAACATCTGCTCCAAAAACTACATTATCAGCAGCCGCATCACCTAGTGTAATTGTCCCGCCGTTAAATGTGGTTGTTCCTGTTACAGTAAGGTTTCCACCTACTCCGACATTACCTGTAGTTGTAATACTATCTATATAAGCATTTTTAAAATATTTACTACTTGTTCCTAAATCTAAATCGCTATCTGCGTGAGGTACTAATGCCCCGTCTTGCAAGACCATTTGTTTTGCTGCGGCACTGGAAACTTCTACATAGAACTCCCAAGTATTACCTGTAGTCAATATTTTATTTAAAAAATCTTGATCACCTATAGTGTGTATATTACCGCCTTCTCCTGTTGTACCATCATGTCTGTGTCCAGTAGTTGAACTAGACGCATAAGAGAATGCAGTTAAAAGACGATTAAATTCTTCATTAAATAACGCAGCAGTAATTGTATCGCCATCTGCGAAACTGCTTTGTCTTACATAACTTGTAGCCATTGCTATCTCCTACCGGAAGGTCTATAGTCTATATAGAAACCGTTTATTGAATAAGGTGCTTTAGTATCCTGACTGAATATTTTAAAAGCAATATTGTGTCCGCTGCCCTGTACGGCTTGCCTAACCATTGGATCACCTGATGCACCAAATACAGCACTCCCAAAAAGAGAAGCAACACCTGAGAATACTGCTGGAGTTGGTATTGCATCTAAAGCATATAAAGGAGGTTGCGGCCTGTCTAAAGAATCAAAATCATATGAAATCTTTAAAGTAGGCTCTATTGCCCCTTCAGGTGTAAAAGATATTTTTGTGTAGTGTAAAGACTTGAGCGTACCCGCATCTCCAAAATCTAGATTGGGTGTTTTATATCTAGCATTTATATTTGTAGTTACGCCTGCGGGATTAAAAGAGTTACCTACATTATGGTTATAAACATACCCGGCGCTATCTCCATGATATATTTGTTCTACATTTGAATAATCTAAACCTGATGCAAACCCGTGTGCTTGAATACCTATAGTTTCAGACCACTCAAACCCATTGGGAGTTATAGTACCAATTAAACCTTTAGATGTAGCAGTAGTACCTGTTGATGCACTGTAGAAAAATCTGTATTGAGATTTACTTCTTAGTACTGCGCTGCTAACAAGAAAACTATCTATAGATTTTGCTATTGTAGATACTACAGATTGAATCTGCCTTGAAACAGAGCCTAGCTCTACGTCACCAATTCTTTCTGTACCTGCAACTAAACGAAAACCATCAGGACTCAAGAATAATAGATCACCGCCTATCTCTTGAATACTGTGTCCGTCTAAGCAACCTACGTTCTTGGTAATAGGTGTTACGGCTATAGTATCAGCATCATTTATATTAGATAATTTGTAAATACTATTTTTACAAAAAATAATTAAATCAGTACGAAAACTTTTTATTCCTACTACTTGATCGTCTAGTGTAATACTGCCTGACCCAGTACTTGAAAAACTGTTTATGTCACTTGTGCCGCTATAGTATATTGTATTAAGTGCTGTAGCTGCGCCAGCGACTACTAAGTGTTTGTCGTGAACTACGCAGTATTTAGGAAAAACAGTACCTGAGACTGTAATCTCTTCATAGAAAAAAGTTCTATTAGATAATGCACCCGTACCTGTCATTTTAAAAAGCGCAGGTTTAACACCTGAACCTTTATCAGTAATTATTACTTCACCATATATACTATTGCCTTCAAATATAGCAAAAGTAGCTTGGGCTTGAGATGTCCTAGCCGCTGTACCACGCCCATTAAATGTAGAATAGTCATCACCGCCACCGGCCACACTAGCTTTATTTATTTGTAACCAACTGTCTCCATCTAAACTAAAATAAATATTAGTTCCTGAACACGCAATTACACCATCTGCATAAACAAAAAGCCCTAATATACTATTAGAGCTATTGGGATTAGTGTCACCAAATTGAGTATAGCCATTTATTCTTCTATACCCACCATCAGGATCAACTTCAAAGTTTTCCAGTTCGGTAGCAAAACCCGGCTGCTGTAACATTTGAAATTGATTTAAATTAGTATTTAAACCGCCCTGACAAGATACACCAAATGCTTGCATAATTAAATAAACCTAATTCTATCATCAGACATATATGTAGGGGTTGGATGTAGCAAATTTTCCCTCATACTTTTTAATCCTTTCTTATAATCATCTAAAGCAAATACTGCCATCTGAGGATTATCTTTAAATTGATGTGTATAATATCTAGCTTTAGAAAGTAACACAGTCTTATACATGTCAGGAAAAACAACTGCGTCACCATGAGCATCAAGTTGTGTCGGTAAGTCATAAGCAAAAAACCAAACTTTATATGCTTTGTCTGGTATTGGACTTAATCCAAATTTTCTAGAATCAGGACTTCTAATAACAAACTTAGGCGTTCCACCCGTTGCCTGATCAGCATCATCAGAATTTTCTTGTGTGCGTCTAAAGTCTTTCCACTTTTCTGTAGTTATAAAATTTAAGTTTCTAGAAACATAAGGTGCTGTTTCACCGCTAACACCTACGGTTGTAACATAAAAATTATTCCAATCTATAGAACCGTAATCATTAACGGCACTAGAACTGGCTGCTTTTAATTCGTACCACCTAGTGGCGGCTGTAGTTTCAACAGAAACATTTCCATACATAGGATCAGTAGTTCCGCTTTCTCCTGTAGCTAAGAAAGGCCACTGTGGTTCTTCATTTACTATGTCTAAGTATGCTCTATTTATACAATCTTTAGCGTGTGCCTGTATACCTACGGCAGCAGAGAAATTTGAAGAGGTTAAAACAATCTCATTCAACTCACGCAACAGTTCATTTGTTAACTCTAAGAAGGTAGTAGCCATAATTATTTATCTTTCTTTTTAAAAATTTTATCGTAGTTTTCATCGTACTTTTTCTTACGTTCTTTCTCAAAGAAAGAGCCAGCAAGACCTAAAGTTTTGCCTCTCTTTTTACTGTTGAGCATTACTGGTTGTGCATCTGTTCCAAGTTGAGGCATTTTTTGCTCCTTTAAAACAAAAAAAGCAAGGAGGCTTTTACAGCCCCCAAGCTTAAACTAACTGCTAGTCAACGCCATAGAAGGCAGAAACTAGTGCATCAGGACGTAGTACTTTGGAACCATAAACATGGAGTCCTCGTACAATATCACCGAAGCTATCAGGATCGCGCAACACTTCAGTACTAGTAATAGTCTGAGCTGTTGCTGTAGCAGACATGTGACCAGCAAGAACACGGCCAGCAGCATTTGATGCAGCAGCAATGTTGTTAGTCTTATACATATCAAAACCACGCAACTTACCAGATGAAACTAGTCCGTTACGAATTGATCCTTGACCTGCGTTGTAATCCACTGAAAGAAGTTTAGAAGAACTTTGAACAAGTATCTCATAAAATTCAGGATTAGCTAGGAACCAACGGCCCTCTTCTGGAATATTTGATTCATCCAGTAGACGAGACATGTGGGACAATACATCAATAGGATCATGCTCTGAGCTGCCAAAGCCAATATCCAAATTACCTGTACCATCAAAAGTTCCTGCTGCAAGGTCAGTTGCACTGTCAGAACCAAGAATATGATTGGGGCTAGATGCTGATACACCCGCAAGCATAGTCGCAATAACACCTTCATCAAAAGCATCTTTCAGTGCATAAGCAGCGGAAGATGTTGCAGCTTCTCTGAAATTAACATGAGACATGTTAGATTCAATATCGTCTACAATAAATTTGAAAGCGTTAGCCGTGTCAACGATTAGAGTTACCTCTTGGTCCGTCAACTTAGTTTGCGTAATGTCTGCACCCCTTTCGTAAGTGTAGACAGTAATTTCTGGTTCTTTGATGATCTTTACAGAATCACCAAATGCTGTAATCTCACCGGCATAGTCAGTATTCGTAATTGCTTCCGCAACTGAAGACTTCCTAAAGAAGTTTAGAACTTGTTTAGAATAGACTGCTGGTAAGAAAAATGAGTTTGTTTGACCAGTTACTGAGTTACCAAAGTTACCGTTGGTGTCAGTGGACTGTTCAAAAAACTGGTCCGAGGCATTATAAGCCATGATTATATCTCCTAATAAAAAACAATTTTATCGGATTCTGCCCTCTTCTAATGCTAGATTTATCTCTTCCGAGTGTCTATCAAAAGCATCAATGGACATCATCTGAATTTCCCGTTGTGTCCAGATTTTAGGAGCCTTTGCGTCTACAGCCGTTGTTTTGGTTGACACCATATCAGCAGCGTTGCCAGCTTCCTTTTTTCTAGACTGTCGTTGTTTCGGCTGATTTGCACCCTGTTCCATTTTATAAAGATCAATAGCACGACTAGCTAAAGTAGCATCATTATTATTAGCATAAACCCATTGTTGTATTGCTTCTGGTTGTTCTTTTGCCCATATGTGAAAATCATTATCACCCCTTATATCTTCAAAATCGGGATGTCTTTTCTTGAGTTCGGACTCTGCTTCTCGTTTTAAGAGATCAGTTTCACGTTGTTGGATAACCGATAGTTGATCCCGTAACTCTTGAGTTTGACTTTCACTTTGCATATGAGCAACAGATTCTACAGTTTCATACAAATCTGGATTTGATGCTTTGAATTGCTCTAGTTCTTCTAAGGACTTTGGAGCTTTATATGCAGGGGCTTTAACTGCTGCCTCTGCTAAAAGTTCTTGTTCCTTTTGCTTGAACTGAGAAACTCTTTGGTCATAATGCTTCTTTAAATCGTCATATCTTTTTTTATAATTTGCACCTTTAGCTTGCTTTTCTTCAGGGGGTCTATCTGATTCTTCATCAGTAGAAGTAGCCTGAGTTTCTTGGCGTTCATAAAACAAACCATCTGCGTTACCTTGCGAGGGTTTGTCCGGTGTGTGCCAGCTTTTCTTTGCGTTATAAAGGTTAGGTACTTGTTCTTCCGTTTGTTGATCAGCCATACTTCTCTCCACGGGGCTTGTTGTTTAAAAGGTAGCCATAACAATAAATTATATGTACATACAATCTAGTCTGGGGCTTTTACTTCAAGGTCGCCGTTATCGTTTGCGTATATTTAGACTCGGCATTTGATTAGAAGATAACATTGATTCATTTATATCATCATCTTTTTCTTTTGCTCTGTCTTTTCCCATTAAACCACCGTCATAAGCACGTTCAGCTTCGTCCATCATAGTTTGAAGTTGATCTGCGCCTATTTGATCAGTGGCCTTTTTAGTGACTACAAATTCACCCGCCGATAATCTGGCAGGTATTGAATCTGAGACACCATCTCCGGGTCCGTCAACTGGACCGGCTCCCGAAAATTCTGATGCTGTATCTACAACCTTGTCAAATATCATACTAAGTTGTGGATCAGCTTCTAAAGCTGTCATTAAATAAGATTGTTCTTCTTGTTCTAAAGCTTCGTTCATTACGAAATCTACATAATTATCTTCCACTGCTTCATCTGGAAGTTGTGAAGCTTTTACTGATGCCATTTCTTCTGGCGGTATATTTGGGTATGTATCTACTGGAGCTTCCATTTCTGGAGGCACTAGCATAGAGCCGCCTTCGGCTTTCTTAACTGGTGCTTTTTTTGCTGCCTCAGCGTCAACTTGTTGCATCATTATAGCATATGTGTCGTTGTTTACAGTGCCGCCTTCTTGTTCAGGCTTTAAACTTTCTAGTGTTAATTGGTGCTGGACTCTCTTACCTTTAGGAGTCTCTGGGTCTGCTAGGGCTTTTGTAGCCGCTATGTAAGCACTTGTCTCGCTTAATAAACCGCCTGTTTCTCCACCTTCTGCATATGTACTTTTCTTAGGCGAAGACAACATAGAACCACCTGCCATTTTTTTCTTGCGACTACGCTTTGCCATTATCTGCTTTCCTTTTATTTAGCTTTCTTTTTTGCCGTAGCAGACAAGTCTTTTAAGTGGAACAGTTTCACACTAGTTTTAGTATGTTTTTTTCCGCTGTGCAAAGTACCGTCAGCCATCTTGTGTGATTTACCTGTAAACAAAGTTCCGTTTTTTTTGTAATGTTTAACGCCTTGCATATTAAGCACTCCTATAGGGTTTAGTTTTCTTAGCTACTTTTTTAGGTTGCTTAGAATGTTGCTTACCCTTTTTAGTATCTTCTCTTTTCTTTTTAGTTGTAGCCGCATACTCGCTATTAGATAGGGAAGCTATTGCTTTTTTTGGTAAATACCTTTCACCTGTTTTAGCACTAGGTTTACCAGACTTAGTTTGCCACTTTTCTTTTGTCCAAGCCTTTAAACTTTTCTGTGATTTTTTTAAAGCCATAATTAATTCGGTTTAGTAACTGTGCCACCCATAGAATACTTCATAGCCATTTTACCGCCACCCATCATTTTATTTTTGCTCATACCGCCCATCATCATTTTCTTTTTATCATCTTTCTTAGATGGCCTGCCTTTTTGTGATCCGTATGTTCCTTTTCCCATTGGCATAATTAATTCCTCTTTATTTGTAACCACCACCTGCGGCTTTATATTGTTTAGCTAACATTTGTGCTTTACGCGCAGACCACTGGCCTGAGTTACCGCCTTTACTACCTGCTTTTATTTTATTAAAAAGTCTTTTACGCATAGTAGGCTTAGTATAGTTACCTGCCTCATTTACTGTGGATTTTTTCTTTGTAGCCATTATCATCTGCCTCTTTAATCCACTCTTCATAACCAAGAAATTTTCTTTTGGAATAAGACCAAAACTTACCTTCATACTTAGGTGTTTCTTCCTTTGGCTTCTTCAACTTCATCCTTCAACCGCTCTAGGCGTTCCAGAGAATTGATCTTCCCCTGACTGCGGTACAGCTCCGGTTCCGATGTTGCCGTCACCAGTACCCGTAACTCCAAGGTCCGTAGGTTGCTGAGGTGTTCCTTGAACGCCTCCCATACTTCCTTGTTGCTGGTTAGGACTGAGAGGCGTTTCGCCATTTGCTTGTCCAGCATTATTTTGCATCCCTATAATTTGAGCCATAATAGCGGCTTCTTCTGGATCATTAAGTATCTCATCAGGATCAAGATCAAGCGAGTACGCAAGCTCCCCAATAAGTTTATTGATTTTAACAAACGGGGCAATAGCAGGATTCTGAATGCTTTGAAGAAAAGTAGTTAGTCTTTGACTTCTTACTTCTTTCTGCATAAGACTTGCTGTGCCAGTAGCCCTAACTTCTAAGTCGCCTTCTACGCCTAGCTTGCTTTCTAAGAACTGCATGTTCCATTGAAAGTATGCTTCGCCTAAAGGTTTTAAAAGAAAATCGTCAAGGTTTTTAATAACTGTCTTTACGTTTAAAGACGCAGCCCCCAGTAGCATTGACATGCCTGAAGCTGTTCTTGTCATACTCTGTACGCCGGTTTGACCATGTGAGTAGCTTGGTATGCCTGTCTGCTCATCTGCAAGCTGTCTGAACTTGTCAAACATCATCATGTTTTCTGTGGACGTATTAGGAAACTTTAAACCGTTAATGGCTGTTCCCGGCATTCCTGCTTGCCTACGAAAGACTTTTCCGGGGTATATCTCCATAGTCTGACCGCCAACAAGGGCAGTCTCGTCTACGTCAAAGACCAACGAACCTGATAGGGCTAAATTGTCTATAGCCATTCTAGCGTGACCGTTCATAATTTTCTGGGAGTCATCCATGTTCTCAGCAACACCAATGCCAAAGAAACTGTAGGGATTCTTTTCGTAAGAGAAAGCATGGTAAGGAATTCTATGCGGAGCAAAAGGATTAACCACAGCCCTTAGTACTTTACCATTTGAAATCCAAGCGTTGATCTGAAGTTCGTCCAGATCATCTACGCTATCGTCTAGCTCCATTCCTACTTCTCTAGCATACTCAGCATCCATGATGCCCCAGTATTCTAGTACTTCATATTTAGCTGAACCATTTTCATGTGCATTGTTATCATCTTTTAATTCAGCTTCGTAATCTTTTTCTACATAGTTTGGACCCATCTCTAGGCATTCTCTTATTTGATCTTTCTTAAAATAAGGTAGCTTAGATAGGCTTCTAAATTGTGATCGGTTTAATTTATGTCTATGTATAACAAATTCACATTCATTTATATTTGTAGCGTTAGGGTCTGGAAAGAAATCCCAGATACTTACAAATTCAATACGTGGTACACGAACCTCTATTGGATTATATACACGTTCTCCGTCTTCTTCAGTCCACCTGTTTAAAGTTTTATTAAAGTTAAACGGGCCTTTTACAATACCTGTTCCAAAGAGAGCTGCTTCAAATAAAGAATTTCTTATTTCACTAGCGCCGTTGGACTCTTCTATTTGGTCATGTATTAGCTTTTCCATTCTCCTTGCTGCTTTCTGAGCAGGTTTCATTTCAGGAACTTGTGGGTTAGCTGATGGACCGTCTATTAAAGAATCAGCAGTCTGTTTATCTAAAGGTTCAACAAGACTAAAGGTACTCCCTGCTTTATCTACTCCATCACCCTCGTAGCCAACATCGAAAGGACTTTTAATTTCTTCTTCTACAGCACTTGCTGCGCTGGTTTCAATTCCGGGTACAGGATTATTAGTATCTAAGTGCGCCATTTCTGGTACACCTTCGGGTACTTTAGTTTCAGTTACACCGATAGGAAACTTATTACTTCCAAATATAACATCTACTAACTGACCAAAGGCCGCTAGAACTTTTGTTTTAGTTACTTTTACAAAGACTCTAGATTTTTCAGATTCTCTAAATTTAACATTCTTAGCGTATAGACCACGATAGTTATGATAGGCAGTCATCCACCTTTCTTCATCTGCATCTCTAGCTGATTCAGCAGTTGAAAATCTATCTTCTATAAGCCCCGCTAATTTATTATTTAAAGCATCTTCAAGGTCTAAAGACATGCCTTCTTCATTTTCTTCTGATTGAAAATAAAGGCCATCAGCGTTTTGAATGAGAGTGTTTTTTTCTTCTGCCATATTTAAACCTTAAAAATTATAAACGCCACCACACGGCAGCGTCCATAATCAATACTTAGACTAATTAAAGTTCTTGAAACTGTGCAATATAAGTAACCGTTGTAGCAGCAGTTGCTAGGTCGGCTCCAATAGGTCGCAGAGTAACAAAGATATTTCTAGCGCCTGCACTATATAAAGCTCCTGCAATCACAACTGCTTCTGTAGTAGCTGGTCCACCTTTAGGGCCAACTCCTGTAGTAGCAAATTGATTAGCTGCTTTACCGTGTGCGTTCTCAATAATATAAAGAGGAACATTAGCTGTCCAAGTTACAGCAGCACCACCGTCATCTAAAAGTGCTGTAGCTGCAAGAAGCTGTGCGCCTGCCGAAGCTGTGCCAATAGAGATGTCTAGATCGTTACCGCTTGATCCAGCCGTTACAATATTACCAGCGGCATATGCAATTAGGTTCATAAGAATAGTTCCAGCAGGCTGGGCTATTGTTACGATTGTATTGGTATCATCTGTAACAGCAATAGTTCCTGTTGTTACTGATACTTCATTAGTAGTTGTTACTTCTTCATCAGGATTGGTTGTTTCCACCCTGTCTGCAAGATCACGGACATCAACTGTCTTAGCTGAGTTGCGACCTGTATCTCTAATATTTACTGCTGCCATGAGTATTTCCTCGATTGAATTATAAAATTATTTTACTAATAGTCAAAATTGCTATTAGCCGGGGTACTGCGGGTACTACTAATACTCTATACCGAGAATTAGCTCTAGATCACCCACTGCTAAAGTAGGTGTTACATCTGTTCCTGAAAGAAACATAAAACAAAAAACACTTGTACTATCAGGTTCTGCTTGTAGTAAAATAGGGAATCTTGATTTAGCTATAAGATCACCGTCAGTTGCACCAGCTCCTTCTAGATTTACATCAAACCTAGAAATCCTGCCGCCACCATAAACATAGTCATCAGCAGAGCCATCAAGTGTTAAAGTACCAGTTACTTTACAAGCTGCAAAATCAGCATCAGATACGTTTCTTGCAGCGTTTACAGTACCTACAGCTTGATTTGTTTGAGCAAAAAATAACTCTCCATCAAACACTTCACTATCTTTAGATACAATCATAGCAGATACTAGCTTAGAACATTCTCCAGTTCCATTAACTGCTAAAGGTATTTCTGTTGTACCAAATAATATATCATTATCTGCATATTGAGCAGTTGTGAGAACAGGTGTTACTCGGATAACTTTTCTAGCGGTTTGAACGAAAGCCATAATTTTTCCTTTTTACTAATAGCCAAAGTCGCTATCAGCGGGAGTGTAAGCCTGTTCCATATGGAGATTCCTTATTCTACTAAAGGAATCTTGTATTCGTGGTCTAGACATTATTAAATAACGCAAAGCATCATACGCATGATCTGGCGCATGAGTGTTTACGTCTTCTGGGTTAGTCTTATCCAGAGGAATACTTTGCAGTTCGCGTATCAGGTTAGGACATGTATTTAGGATTTGTAATCGTGGCCTACCGCTTTGCTGAACTTTCAGATATTCGTGGATTTGAATCTTGCCCTGTATTCTATTCTTATCTGCTCTACGCAGCTTGTGTCCTGCTCGTACTAAGGACTCTCCGACAGTTGGGCCTGTTGTACCTGTTCTAGCCCATGCGGATGTGTCTAGTACTCCTTGAACAGAATAGGGGTCTTCTAATTCCATTTCTGTTATTATAGCGCCTAAATCGACTCCTGTCAAGCCCTTGCGATATAATTCTCTGTAAACAATTAAGGTTCCGTCTGTCGGATCAATAGTGGCCCATATACAGGCGCTCTCAGAGGCATAGCCATAGTCAATACCTTTTGTCCTGTCCCAAGATATAGGAATGAAAAAAGGAGGGATAACATGAACATCAATATCAAACTCAGTAAATGCTGCGCCTTCATTGACATCCCAGTTACCTTCAAGTAGTTGTTTACGTTGCGTAGGCGGGAGTGCCTTGAGCATTTCTTCGTAGCGACCATCATAAGCTAAGTAAGGATTGTCTTGAAGTCTGGCCGGTATAAACTTTCTAGATAAGTTATCTGGCCCTGTAAAGGTTTCATTGGGCGGGTGAGGATCAATATATCTTTTCTTTACCCAAGTTGCGCCTACACCACCGGGGTTGGCTGTGCAGCGCATATAGGTTTCAATCTCAGGATCGGTCGTTCTTAGGCGGGAAGCGAGATAGTTCCATCCAAACTCAGTGGGTAAATGAGTTATCTCGTCAAAACCAATCCAAGAATAGGCTTGGCCTTGATACCTATACACATCGGCATCCCGCTCTAAGAAGCCGAACTCTACTTTGGCTCCACTAGGGAAGCTCCAAAGTTTTTCAACTTCTTTATACCTACAGCCCGGAAAGGCTCTAGGGTATAATTCTCTACTTTTATCTATTAGCTCTCTAAGCTCTGGCATTGACCGTCTTAGTATCAATGCTCTGTGTGCAGACCTGTGTGCGAAGCGTAGGGGGTCTATGAGCATCGCATAGGACTTACCCCCGCCTGCCGCACCTCCGTAGAGAACGTCCCTCTCAGGGGCTGCTAGGAAGTCTGTCTGTGGCCCAGCATTAGGTTTGAATATAACATTGTTATTAACTTCGTCTTTTAAAGCTTTTGGTACTTTGTCTAGTATATCTTCGGTTATGACTTTACTAGCATTCGCCTTGTCTAGTTTGTTTAGAGTTTCCTTAGATGCATTGAGTGAGTCTCGTTTAGCAACTAGCTTCTGTCTTATTCTCTCCGCAGACTTCTCTTTAGTTCGTACAGATCGTCTAGCCTTTAACTTGGCTTTAGTTTCTGAATGGTAGTTATAGCCTCTACTTTTTGAACCTTTAGGTCTTCCGGTCTTCTTTCGGGGACTACCGTCCTTCTTGAGAATAAAAGACCCATCTTCATTGGTTTGGTAGTCCTGTGGGTTCTGAGTCCAATCTTCCACTATTCTCCCTCTATGCGGTCTAGGACAGCGAGGGCATTAGTAAGGTTCAACACTGCTTGCGTGGATTTCATACACGCCTCTGGTGTTGACATTATTGTTATTGCTGCTGCTAGTTTGACTATTGCTTTTTCTATTTCATCTTTCATAGGGTTCTAACTCCTGTGTTGTTGTTTTATCTATTATTGACTTTAGCCCTACGTGGCTAAGAGGTCTTCCTGTTTTGTGTTCTATCCATTGACTACCTTCGCGTAAAGATAAAGACTCATTAGTAACCAGAGCTGTGACAACCTTTAAAGTATCCAGCTCAAGCTGTATAGGCTCAAGAGTCTTGTTGTCCTCTTCGTTGAGCCTATAGCCAAAAGGTATTGTGCTACTCGATCTCTGCCGCATCACCATTTATGATAATCTCTTCCTTAGCGGGTAGTATAAACAAACCGCCTTCTACTTTATGTTTTACTTCTAGTCGTTCTTGCTTTCCTAAGCCAGTACGATCTAGAATAGTTTGAGCAGCCTGTAGCCGCATGTTGGCTTGAGGTATAGGGACATTAGAGTCCATTATGTCTACAAGCTTCATCGCTGCTTTAGGTGCGGATTGAGCGAGAATGTTAGAGGCGAGGTCGATTATTTCATTTTTAAGTGCGTGGGCGACTTGCCAATGTCCGTTCTCTGAATAACCCGCGAGTCTTGCAGCTTCCTTTGGATCACCTCCTGTTTCAACTAAGTTGTCTAAGAAGGTTTGTTGTTTTGTTGTAAGTTCTTTTTTCATAATATAAGTAGTATACACACTAGTTAACAGTTTGTCAAGTTAAACTTTAAAATAAATAACTTGACAAATGGAGAAAAAGTATCTATAATACTATTATGACCTCCTTGGTCAACCCCTAGTACAGAGAGTAAGTATAAGTAGAATATACACACTCCTCTAAGCCAATAAGTAAATCTATATAAATTATACTCATGTTCCTTGTTCTCCCCTCTAGAGGAACTTTAGAGTCTTTAGAAGTCCCGACCTAAATCTTTAAAGGTTTAGGGAACTCATACCAGCCCTCC